TGTGCAAGAGTTACTTCACCAGCTAAAATAAATTGTTCTGCTTGTTCCAGCTTAAAACTTAACTGTTGAAATACATTATCATTAGCATTGAACTCATCAGTAATACTTACCTGTTGAACCCAATAAAATTGTTCTAATAGATTGCAAAGTTCATTTAATGCACATTGGAAAGCTAATAATTTAACCCATGTATCAGCTACATCTATAACGGATTTTAATTCTTCAATTGCATTTCCAAAATGTTCTATTTGGCTTTGAATTTGAAGAATATCATCAATATTATGCCCAAACCATCTGTTTCCTGTTATATCTAAATTATTCTGCAAAAAAATGAAAACGTTTTCATAAAACTGATAGATTGTATTAAATGTATCAGTTAGTTGTAATTTATCTGCTAAACCCCAAATAATTTTTCCAGTAAAACTTGAATCAGTAAAGTTTAATACTGATGTAATAGCCCAAGAAATTTTATCTTGTATAGATTGTTGGATATTACATGTATCTGCAAGAGTATCCAGAATATGTTGAAGGGTTGTTACAAAATCTCCAACATCAGTTGTATCAACTAATGTTTCAAGAATTGTATAAATAAAATCTTGAACAAAATTGGGATTATCAGTTAAATCATGATTAAATAATTGTGCAATACGTGAATCATCAATCCATGTAACATTACTGCCAAGATTATAAATAATAATTGGAGTAATATCATCAGATACATGTGATACAGTAAAAGCGTGGTCACCTTGAACAATCCAATCGAAAAAATATAATTCACCATCCAATAAAAATGGAAAAAATATTACACCATCAACATCTGCTTGTATACTCAAAATATCTGATAGTGTAAAAAAATACTTAAATAAAGGAGTTAAAATTTTATCAATATCAATAACATGAGTAAGTTCATTCAAAAATTTTACCAAAGTTGCACAATCGTCTTGTGTGTCAAAAGTATCTGGTAAAGTATCTATATTAACCTTTGATAATATTGTGGTATCATTAAGACCAGGAGAGTCATAAAAAGTATCACTTATATATCGAGCAAAGGTAATATCATCCCCAAAAACAATATAACCTAAAGCGTCAAAAATTCCAGAATAATTACCATTAAATGGTTTAGCTAAATGGGCATAATCTAAAGTATTAAGGCTTAACCCAGCTCCTACAGTGGTATCACAAAAAGGTTTACCTAAATACGCATAATCTAATGTAATTATGTCTTTTGCATTAATTAAGCCCATAAGTTTAACTCGTCATCACATCATCAACAAACACAGAATATGTGGTGCCACCAAACGCTTGAGCCACAACTTCTATAACTCCTGTTTCCGTTGGTGTAACCGTAATACTTAACTGTTCCCATGTATTTGAGACAGCTGCTGTAGTTGCTATTACATCATCTGTAATACCAGCTAATTGTCTTGCTTTACATACTAATTTACCTGTAATGGCTGTATTTGTGCGTCTGAACCAAGCTGATATTGTAGTGGGTTGGTTAGCTTCAATAGCAAATCTTCCAATAACTAATTCAACAGGTCTATATTCATTTCGATTAACACCAGTTGGTTTTAATTCCCATGCAATCCCTGTTGGTGAATGTCTGGTAACTATCGTTGAGTTTATTTGTCCATCCAACATTAAAATTAAATGGTTATTAGCGGTCTGTTGATAATTATGAATATAAATATATGCTTCATAATTAGTTGGCCAATTATTATATGTCCAATACGTAATACCACTAAATTTCGCATTAGCAAAGTAATTTGTTCCAGTATTAGAATTTAGATAAAAAGCATAACTCGAATTATTAAATATTAAATTCCAAAATTTATTCTCTTTACCTATTAAATTTATATAAGAATCAGATATCTCATCAATTTTATAAAATATATTATGATGACCATATAAAGATATTGTAGCTTGTCCATTTGGTGCTTTAATATTATGAATTGACTTAAATAAATTAAAAGAACTATCATCAGATATCGATAAATTAGTATTATTATAATTTATTTCTTTTATAAAATTAAATATATTATATTTAGATGCTGATAAAAAAATACCATTATTACTATTGTTACAAGCTTGGGTATTTTCATTTATTTGGGCATAATTACAATTATTTATATATAAACCTGTACCTGTATTATTATTATTACAATGTTTAATTGTTGTTATAGTTGCATAATTACACGTATCTAATTGCAATCCATGAGAATAATTATTACAGACATTACCAATATAATCTATTATTATATTATTTCCAGAGATATATATTCCATAATCTGTATTATTATTACTATTGCAAAGATTTTGAATGTAATTGTAATTACCTTTACACATTAATCCATGGTAATATCGTGAAAAATTTAATCTGTTTATTTTGATGTAATTTTGAGTATCAATGTTTAATCCTATTCCATTACCACACTGGCCACTAAAGATTGTCTCACCATCTTGTATGTCGGTTGAAGGGTTATAGCCACCTTGTAATTCAATATACCCACTTGATGACCCACTATATGATAATGCCTGAATAATAGTTGTATTAGTAGATGTTACATCTGTGGGTATTGGGTCTCGAATATATGTTGGAACTGTCTCGGTAACTCCATAATAACCTCTACCCTCATATGAATAAGAATTTACCTGTTGGTCAAGATAAATAGTTTCAATACCACTTGAAGTATCAATTGATTGAATAGCAAGCCATGGTTCATCACCACCTTGCTCTAAATTATTTTTTGAAATCAATGCACACAAATGTGGTCCTATATCAGTGCAAGCAACAATATTATCTAAATAAATTGTAGGAGTATTAGGGTCAACTAAAGCATATAGAGCAATAGAATTTATACCAGAACCGATATTACCACCCTCATTAGATGATAAAGTAATTGGAATCCAACTACCTATTGCTGGTAATGGTGGAAAATTGAATGTTTTAACTGGTGTATTCCCAGAACTATCTGAACATAATTTAATTTGAAATACCTGGTCTATTGTAATAGTTCCTGATAAGTATAACCAGAATGAAATTCTCGAATAACTACTCAAATCTAAATTTGCTAATGATTTATAAGCAATTTTGCCAGTTGTAAAAGCATATTGAAGAGAAATTGTGCTGGAATATGAACCAGATTTACGGGTGGTTGTAGTGCTGCATGTTACATAACTATTTGCAGCTGTCCATGCAGTTTCACAAGGCTCGATTATAGCATTTTGCAATGTCGATAATTGAACTGCTTTTGATAAATTTGTCCACGTAGCATTACCAATAGCAACTGGTGCTGGACTTTTAGCAAATTTAATAATATCACCTGGATTAAATCCACTAAATGCTGATAATGTCTTTTTAGCTGTTGACCAACTTAATCCATCATTATTATCATTACCTTTTTTATAATCTAAACAATATGTAGTCATACTAAACCTTCAAAAGGTGGCCTTGCGGCCACCCCGATTTTAACTGGATGTCATAGTGTAAGTTACTGTTACCTGAATAATATCATTTGCCAATACAGCACGAGCTGAAGCAAATCGTTTAGCAGATAACAAAACACCTGTTTTATCATTTTTTGGTTGAGTATCAGTAACAAAACCACCATATACAGTCAAATTCTGTATCGCTGTAAACTGCATAGTATTGGTAGAAGTCATACTCCCATTAGATGCGGAACCAAATGTAATTTGCGTGCGGTTAGTAGCTGGTGAAAAATCAGTATCCTGGCATTCACCATAACTACCAGTCGCACTTAATGCCGAAGCAGCAGTATCTGTTAAAGCAGGTGTAACATTACCTTTAAACAACGATACATACCAAGTAGTCGACAAAGTAACACCACCACGCAAAGCATCTAAAATACGGTTCATACCTTCATAAGGAACTATGTTTTCGCCACATTCTTTATGCAGCACTCTTCCATCACGAATGTGCTGTATTTCCCATAAACCATGTAATTTCATATTACTCATATGAAACCTCCTAAATCAATTTACCATTTCGAATAATTACAGCATCCATTTGGTCACCAAAACCAACTTGCTGTAAGCCTACACCAGTCAAATCAAGCTCTGGTACTGAAAATATAGCACCTCTACCAGATGCTTGAAAATCTATTTTATTATCACTAACAGGCATTACTTGCTGTCCATTATATAGTCTCAAACCAGTTGGACTTGCCCAAACTAAAAATTCAGTATCTTTATAATAAAATGAACTAATAGTATTAGGCAAAACACCTTCTTGTGCTAAAATTGTGCGTTTTGGTAACGGAAATTCATCACTCAATAAAGAAATATCTTGCGTTGTGGTGACTAATAAACCTGTGGCCAAAACATATAAATTTGTAATAGTAGCATCAAATGGTATGCTATTTGTTGTGCCATCAAAGTCGAAATTAAACGGAAACGTAAAAAGTAATATATTACCACGATTACCCATTAACCGTGCCTGATAAATAACTAAATTATCACACGGTGGTAATCCACTATCAATATCCTTAAATGTATCCTCAATAAACATAGATAAGAAATCTGTGTTTCCTATCAAAAATGTATCCTCATCTAACATAGTATAAAAAACAGGTTTATCTTTAGAGGATAAAGAACGTAACATTTGTTGTTGGTTAGTTCCTAAATTATATAAAAATAAAGAATCATTATCTGTTGAATTGGCTCTGGCAACAAAAAATAAATAATCACCAAAAGTAAAAAGCGAATGTGCTTTATAAAATGCTTGAAAAACGTCAAATTTAGGAACTTTGTGTAAACGCCTATCACGAGTCACTAAATAATTATATAAAAATCTAATAGAATTATCTTGTAATTTTTGTGACCCTTCAAATTTATTAAAAACTATAGGTTTCACAATAACCCTCGTGGTATCCCAGTTGTATGGATATAACTTTGTGTTTGTAATAACACTTTTTGTTTTAAGTATTCTACCCATTGATTGAACCGCTGTAAATAACTATCAGCTACTTGACGGTCATAAACTTCAGTATCAGCCTTACGGTAAGCAAAAGCACAAACACCATCTACTAATGAAGGTTGCCAACTTTCTTCAAATGCAATTGAAGTATTAAGATTACTTACAGTAATAAAGATGGTATCCTGCGTTCTTAAAAATAATGTACCATCTATTTTGGGGATTGGGTAGAAAAATATCTGTTTTGAAACATTATCAAAATGATATAATTGAGGAATATCAGTCGTAGGAATCTCAATTATTGAATATAGATTAACTAAATAACTATAATCAACTTTTTGCAATACAGATGTATTAAATTTACAACTTAAAATACCAAAAATACTATTATCAACAGTAATTACAGACGAACCAGCCGTAACAGGCATAGTTCTATCACTATGCAATAAACTGGCATTAGTAACTAAATAAGATAATGCTTGATTTAACGCATCTATTAAGTCATCATCTGACCATAAGAATGGGTCAACCAAGTCATCTAATCTACGTCTGGTTGCATCAATAATATCTTGGTAAGTCATTTATGCTTTCCTACCACGCTTTTTATTTGTAGTAACATCCTCTGAATCTGTTTCAGTAGTATCATCGGCAGAATCTATCTCATCGTCATCAATTAGAATTAAATTGGTAAATCTACGACGTTCTACCTCTTTCTCCAAAATAGGTGTTGCTTCAAATAAAACATCTGTATCTGTATTTTTAATATATCGCATAAATCCTCCAAAAGGGGGCACCGAAGTGCCCCCCTAATTCATTTAGATAGCATACAAATGACCAAACAATTTTGGATATAAAACAGCAAAATCATAAACCGCCAAACCCTTCATAGCATTAGCAAAGGTCTGCTGTGGCCTATAAAGCTCATTCTTTGTTAGCTGCATAATATACACTAATGATTTCTTTGAACCAAACACACAATGGTAACCATTAGCGTCTTTAGCTAACAAATTCGAGGTATAAAAGCTAAAATTGGCTACTGACCCAACATCCATAGTGCGAACAATAGATTTATTATCACCCATTTCATGCGCCATGCGAAGGTCAGAAGTCATAAATTTAGCCATAATAGCAGGCGGAACTACCATAAACCTATCAGTTTCTGGAACATCCTGCTCATCGAGAGCCTGCCAACAACGAACAATAACATCAATCGCAGCATTATTAGTAGAACCAATAACTACAGGTGCTCCAGTGGCACCTAAATTTAGGTTATGACTTATTTTACCAGCCGTTACACCCTGGTTATTAGCATCAGCCTGTGTATAAATAGTCTGGAAAAATTCAGTATCATACACAATCTTTAACTGATGGGCTGCATCATCACTGAATTTAGACATCCAATTCATATCCATCTGTTTAATATCAATATCATCAATTGCAAAATTATAATACTTTGCACGATTGATTGATAATTCAACAGCAGGAGACTCTGGATATTCTAACTGAATCTGTGCTCCTTTCTGGTAATCACGAATGGTAATATTGGGAACAGTACGAATTATAACACGGTCACCAACATTCTTAAGGTCACCAAAATAATCCGTTACAGAAATCTGCGTAGCAATAGTTTTAGCATAGAACTTTTCAAGAGTCTTGCCCGCAAATATCAAAGGAATATATTTCGACGCATCATCAAATGTATAATCAGGATAGCCTGCTGCTCTTGCAATAGACATAATAAAACCTCCTAAAATTTAATTCGTTTATCCTTCGCAGCAGCCAGAATAGCCTCTTCCATTTGATTAGCTTTTTCCTTTGAAAGGCGACCTAAACTCTTATCACGGTAAAATTGTTCAACCTGCTGTGCCGTAAATATCGGTTTAGAAGCTGAATTACTTGTAACCGCTGTAGGTGACCTACCTTTAGGAGGAGCTACCATATTAGAAAATTTAGACTCATCTGCTGCTGACGTAGAATTTTGATTTTTGTATGTTAAAAAGAATTTAGCCACTAAATCAACATTCCCAGCATATGCAGCGTCCTGCAACAACTGCTGCTTCGTTTTATTAGTAAAATCAGCTGGCTCCTGTAGCCAAGTTAGAAAGTCCTTATCAGTATTCAATGTTTCCCAATCAGGAACTTTTTGTGCTAACCTACTATAAAACGATGACATCTGTGCATTCTGCACTTGCTGGTTTACATTCTGTAAGTCTTGTTTAGAGACTCCATGTTTCTCAACTACTTTCATTACAGCTTTGTATATTTCTGGAAAATCCTCTTGAAGCTGTTTAATTTCTGGCTCAAGCTCTTCAGTGTCCTGTTTCTGAACTGGCTGTTGAGCAACCTGTTGAGCCACTAACTGTTCAAACAGTTCAACTTTTGCCTTTAATTTTGCAGACTCATCTCTTAAACCTTTAACTTCCTGATTAAGCCGAGGAACTTCTGCATTATACTTTCCCTGTAATGTTTTATATTTGGTTTCCCAATTTTCCGTAGTATCTTGAGATGGCTCAATAGTCTGTTGAGTCTCATCGTCGGATACAGAAGATACCGCTGGTGTTACTCCAGTCTGGTCATCAACTGTTGTAAGTTGATTATCATTTGACTGAACAGGCGGTGTGGTTCCATCACCAAAAAATTCTTTTGCCAACGCATCCGTCTCTGTTCTAATTTTATCTATTACTTCTGTCATAAAAGCTCCTTATTAACCCATATAAGCACAAATAGCTCTAACTTTTACTGCACCCTTAATAGTAACTGCACCAGTATATGTTGGAACAATGTTTATAGTATCGTTTGCAGTATATCTACGAGCATAACCATAAGAACCAGGAGTAGTAGTTACACTACCAACTGCGCCCTTTAAATCAACAGTGTTTATAAATCCCGTAGCATTCTCTGTATCACCAAGTGTTGCGGCAGCACTCGTAGCAGCATCAGATGCTTTCACAATTTCAACCTCGGTGCCTAATACACGAGTACCTGTCCCAACATTCAATGCCTCAACTGTATCACCAGAAGCAACATTAAGCGCATCAAAATCAACCAGTGCATCAATAACAAATACTTTCTGTGCACCACGATACGGAAGACCAGAACCTTTAGTTGCATTAACGATAGCCATTTTAATGACCTCCTATAAGAAAATTTATAAAAAATATAAAGTAAAATAAAATTTATGTCAAGTATATTAATGTTCACCATTTAATGATTGCTGTTGGGCCTGCATTTTAATAATTGAAACTGCAATCTCAATTACTAAATTAAGTGCCCAATTAGCCCATTTCCAACCAGCTTCTTTCAAATTAGTAAAAATAATAGCTCGTTTCTCATCACCAGATAAATTTGGATTTTCATTTATTGCTGCAACAGCTTGTTTAACATTGTCCCAAGCTTCTGGTGCTGTAATCCATTTAGCTAACCCAATCAAAGCATTCTGCTGAATTATAGTTGAAATATTCATGTATCACCTCCTGTTGGTAATCCAATTCTTTTACTTGTGGCAATCGTTAAAATAATGTTAACAACAGCCACAATTCCACCAGCTAATAAATTAACCATATCCTTATCAATAGGTAATTGGTAATTCTGAACAACAAAAAACAAAATCCCTGCCACAACGTTAATAGCATTCTGAATATGTTTCCAAGCAGTGGCATTAGATAATTCATAACCTTTATAAATAACTTGCCACCAATCTAAAAAATTCATAAAATTACCTCCAACCATTAATACCAAGGCATAATTGCACTAACTTTATTTACATAATCAGCATTAACAAAAGTACCATCATTGTTTAGTAATGGCTTACCAGCATTATAAGCTGAAATTACACCTTTAACGCCATACTTATTAGAATAATTCTTCCACAACATTGCTAAATATCTACATCCAACATCAATATTAACTTCAGGATTAAATAAAGCTGAAAGCCGTTGGTTAAAACCTATACTCCTTGCAGTTGACCCTAACATTTGCATCAATCCCATCGATGATGATAATAAAACTAAAGTAGTATCAATAGTTTCGGGTGGAACAACTTTGAATGAGTCAGATTTCTGTATGTATTTGTCATATAGACTCTTTTCAAAGCGAAAGGATGTTTCATCCCAACCACTTTCAACTTCTATTATAGCTTTAACTAATGCTGAATCTAAATTGTATTTAGCCGCTATTTCATCAACAATTTTAAGTAAATAGTCTTTGTTTTGCATTCAACGCACCATAAATAACACCATAGGAGTAGTTTTTGGATATGAATAGGTCTGACCATTTGCTGTAAAATTCATCATATCATTATCATTAGCCAAAACACAAGTTAAATTATAAGTATTAGCATTAAAAAAACACCTAACAGTATCAATAAGAAAAGATGAACCAGAACAATTAAAAGTCAAGTTAGAAATCTGGTAAGATAAATTATCAGTAGTCCACATCAACATTGTCTTACATACACCATAATCATCACAATCAATAGATGATGTCTGATAAGTCATACCATTAAATGACCCAGTTAATGTCTTACCATCAACAGGGCACGAGCCAATAAGAAATGCATCAGCCTTCTGGTAAATCAACAATCCTAATAATAGCAAAAATACACAAAATTTTTTCATCATAATACCTCCGTTTTTAGTTATTTTAATTTCACCACCTATTCGGTATTACTTGCAGCAAGTCGTTTCGCAGTCATGCGTTCAACAGCTGCATTGTATGCTTCGGTATCATCTATTTGTGCCTTCAAGGCCTTTATTATTAACTCAACCTTCTGCATCTGTTCAATAGTAATAGATAGTCGTGACTTTATATCATCTTTATCTGACCCATCTGGTAAACTTTCAAGCATATTCTCAAAGTTAATACGGTCAAAATCATAGTGGAAGTATTCAATCTCACGGGCATAAATAGCATCTGCGATAACATCATACTTGTAATTAGCGGGTAATTGTGTGTAAAGCATAATTTATATCTCCTTTTAATTTGAAGTAAATGCTACACCATTGCCATTACCAGCAGGTAATGTAGCAGGGTCGGCAAACTTGGTACCAAATCCAGACGATGACCATTGATATGCCGAAACATAAGGGCTATTAGTATGTGCAATGGCAATCTCCGTACCAGCAGGCGAAAATGCTACTCCATATCCATCCCCAGCAGGTAATGTGGTAGGGTCGTTAAATAGGGTGCCGAAACCAGACGATGACCAATGATATACTGAAACATAAGGGCTGTTAACATGCGCAATGGAAATAGCAGTACCATCAGGGAAAAATGCTACACCATCACCAGTACCAGAAGGTAATGTGTTAGGATTGGAAAACTTGGTACCGAAACCAGATGACGACCAAGAATATGCTGCAACATAAGGACTTCCAGAATGCGCAACAACAACCGCAGTACCATCAGGCGAAAACACTATACCATTGCCAGTACTTGTAGGTACTGTGGAAGGATTTGCAAACTTGGTACCAAATCCAGACGATGACCAAGAGTATGCCGAAACAAAAGGCGTAGTAGCATGTGCAACAGCAATAGTAGTGCCATCAGGAGAAAATGCTACACCATCTCCAGTACCAGCAGGTACTGTGGAAGGATTGGTAAACTTAGTACCAAATCCAGATGATGCAGACCACGGATATGCCGAAACATAAGGGCTATTAGCATGTGCAACGGCAACCACAGTTCCATCATGGGAGAATGCTACTCCATATCCAGTACCAGCAGGTAAGGTAGCAGGACTTGTAAACTTAGTACCAAATCCAGATGATGACCACGGATATGCTGAAATATAAGGGCTGGTAGAATGTGCAAGAGCGACAGCATTACCATTAGGTGAGAATACTACACCACGGCCAGTATTAGGTGGTAATTTAGCAGGATTGGCAAACTTAGTGCCAAATCCAGCCGAAGACCAAGAGTATGCCGAAATATAAGGGCTCGTAGCATGCACAATGGCAATTTGGTAATGTGCACTTACTGAAATACTATATTGTATAATACCTGGTGTAAACACTAACTCGTCAAGTCTCCTAATAATACCCACACATCAGTATCAGTTTTGATAAGTGAAACCCCAACCCATTGTGCCGAGATGCTCTTATTCCCTGCTTTGGAGTTGATAGTTACACCTGATGCTGGGCTAAATGTAACCTTCCCAGCGCCTGTTTGGATACAGTTGATTTGTGTCCCGATAGAAAATGCAACGGAGGAATTTGCTGGCACTGTAACCGTAATGGCGGAAGCATTGTTAAGAGTTATCAGCTTCGAGGTATCTGTAAGCGCCAGGGTATAGGTAGTTCCTGTCTGGGCATTTATCGAAAAGATATTAACACCTGCTATCGCTGCATCAAGCTGTTGTTTTGGCACCGCTTGCAATGCTGTTGTTGCGTTATCTGAAAGCACCAGCGGGCCTGTCATGGTATCACCAGCTTTCGATACAGTATTAGTGGTGTAAGCAATGGAACCCGTAGTATCTGTAACATATAAATCAAACCCAGACCCATTCCGCACCAAATAAACGGTATCAGCCACTATAGGATTTGGAAGATTTGATACTACCTTTGCAAAGCTAATAACTCCCATTTACCACCCCGCTGTCTCCAGTCTTGCCCTGGGTGGATTACCACCATAAATTAAATTCCCATTTGCGTCCTCATCAATCTTACTCAATTGTGTCATATTACTGTGAGTATGACTATTAGTAACCGCAGTATCAAGCTGGGCAGGGGTTGACGATGGCTTACCAGTTATCTTGTCCCATGTTAACTGTAAGTCTAATGACTCATATTCAGTCAGTTTAATCCAGCTCGAATTAGCATCACGCCATACATAAGAAGCTGAACCAGATGAAACAGTATTATCTCCTGTGGCATCAAGCACAAGAACATACATCCCATTATGCTTCGTCAAGGCATCTCTATCGGAAATAGTGTTAACAATTATAACACCACCCCCAGCCGCAGATATAGAAGCATCAATCATTGCCTGAACGTCATCACTGGTAATAACACGTTTGGTAACTGTTGCATCAGCATTCGTAACATACATCTCAACATAATTGGGCTTGGCCGCAGGCGCTACTAAATAAACTGCATGACCGTCTAATGTGGCTGGTAACGCTGTAACTTTGTGAATTTTAATAACTGCCATAATAATCTCCTACCAATGAATTGTGCCATTTAACACGGCTGAACAATAAATACCATTATCAGAACCTAGTGTAATTGTATTATCAGTATCTTTACTTATACTACCAATACCAGGAGGTCCCGAAGGTCCTGGAGGACCTGGTAATACATTATCGGATAGAACAACAGGTTGCTCTACGATACAAACATTTGTGTTATCACTTGTATAAATAATTATTTCATCACTCATAGTTAATCATGTGTTACATCTTCAAGAATTTGTAGCATATTTTGCTCATATGTTTTACGCACACCATTAGCATGAGTAACTTCTAAATCATATTTATATTTTCCAACAGGTAAATTCATCTGACTATAAGGCACCTGTAAATCAATACGACCTTCAAGTGGTGTTATAGTCAATAAATTATTTGCACTCGTTGCCTGTAACACAAGTGTTTGTTGACTATCTCGTAAATACAACCGAGCTGACGCCCCTGTTAAATTTATTGGTGCTTCGGTTGCATCTTTCAAGACCCATGTGCGCAACCAGGTATCACCACGAAATAATTTAACATCCATATCATTCACCTAACCCTTAAACGTTGGGTCAATTTCTTTCTGCATAGCAAAAGCCTCTAATGGTAAAAAATAATAACAAAACCCTTGCTGAGGACTCGCCATAAAATTAGAAATAACATTATCTTTATGCTCAAGATGATGTGATATATTCCTAATACAACGCTGTTTTAATTCACAACCTTCATTATGACAAATAGAAAATTCAATCTGCATAGTTACACCTTCTGAAATATTAGCAGTGCTAAATTTATAACTACTGATGTTAATGTCATAATTAAAATAGTATAAAACTGGTTAATTTTACTTTCTAATTTTTCAAGAAGTTGAGAAAGTTTAGCAACTTCTTTATGTCGTTCATCACAATATTGCTTAAAAACAGCATTTTGGGATAATATTTCATTAATTAAATTCCTAACTTCTGACTCATCTAAACATGGAGGTGCCGCCATTTACCCACCTCCTATTTCTTTTTAGCCATTTTTCTAAACGTTTTAGCTAATGCAGCTCTCTTTTTGGTAGTAGGATTAGGACTATTTAACCCTTGCTGAATACATTCATCAGTAACTTTACCACCACACTGCTGTGTAAAAGCTCCTTTTTTCAATGTAGGTGCCAACTTTGAAAGCCATTTTTTATCTTTAGCCATGGTTATTACCCTCCAAAAGTAAGTTTATTACGCAAAATACCAACGATTTCAACGATTGCCGCTGTATAGCCCTGTAAAAACCTTACAGTGCCTATTTCAGAGGCACCTAATAATAAGTTAACTTGTGATGATATTAACTCTTGTAATGTATTAACTAACC